TCTTGCTTCAGTAAATTTAAATTTTGATGAGCAACGAAAGCAAAGTTTGAAACGAATTTCATTAAGTCGCTCGCGTTTTGATTTTTTTAATTTTTTCATATTTTAAGGATTTGAGTTAATATTTAATTATTATTAGTAATTAGTTTATGTCTTTTAGCGTAGCACCAAGCTGAGTTATACTTTACTTTTAGCTCTTTAGCAATTTCAACAATTGACTTAGTCTCTAAAAGCAATTTAAATTGTTCTAAATCAAATTTTGGCTCTGGACCTCTTCTTTTTTTACTAAAATCAATTCCGGCACTAACTAAAACTTTCCTAGCTTTGTAGCTAGTAATGTTGTTAAGCTTTGCCGCTTTTTGAATACTCTTATTGTTGTCTATGTAGTCGTTTAAAATTTGATTTTTCATATATTTATTTATTTTTTTTGAAGAAATAATATTGCTAATAACGGCAATATTAGGTAATTGCAAGCGAGTAAAAGCAAAATTATTCCTATTATTCCAAAGAATAGCTTCCAATTATCGCCTTTCTTTTTTTTAACTTCTTTTTCCATTTTAATGTAAAATTGGTTGTTTAAAAATTTTATAATAAATCTCCCGGCCATTAAGATTATACTTGATATTGCCCCTAGCAAAAACATTTTCTCCCCAATTAATAACGGGATTGTTTGTTTTTGAAATAATATCATTATTAAAATTGCTATTATCATTGATAACATCGCCAATTTTAATGGTTTTATTGTTAATTGCCTCAATGATACAATCTTTTAATACTTTATGCTTAAAATCGTTGTTTTTAGCATATTCAAAGAAAAAATCATTAGCTTCTAAATTTATCTTGCTTTCATGGTTGTTTATCAACCAAGATTCTAAAACTTTTAGTCTATTGACAAAAATTTCAATTCTAAAATAAAATTGCTCCTCCATTTTAATAAATCTTTACCCCTTTTTTAGTTAAGCGCCTTAATTGCTTAGGTGTAGGTAATGAAATTATAAATTTACTTTTAGCTTGAAAAAGTGGCGTATAGCCTAAATCAAAATCTTTCTCGTCAATCTTGAGTTGCTCGATTGCGTCATCTAAATTGAAAAATAATGTTTCCGCTAATACTTCGTTATTTTCGTCGATGGCTTTATATAAATAAAGTCTTTGTGGATTATGTGCTTGTTCCATATGTTTAAATTAATTGTTAATTTTTAATAAATTCTATAAAATCATTCATTCCAGAATTTTCTTTAAAGAATTTTCTAATATCTTTTTTAGCTTTTTTATCTGCCGAAAAAGAATCCGTCCAAGAATAATTTTCCTCGTCAATTTTTTTGTTTTTTTTGTAATATGTGATTTTATCAAGACTTTTTGCTCCCAATAAATCAATTGCTTTTATTGCTTGTTTAGAGTTAATGAAAGACCATTTTATTTTGAATTGTGCCATATTTTTTGTTTTAAATTAAATTGTTAATTAATAATTTCAAAATCTCCGGCCTTATTAATAAAGCCTTTCTCGATTGACTCGATATTATCGTTTACTCGCTCCATTATCTCGTTTCTTGCTTTTTTAAAAGAGTTTTGAAACGATGGATAAATTATTAATCCAGTTTTCAAGTGGACTAGGGCAAAATAATCTTGTTTATAGAAAAAACATTGATTGCCGGCAACTTCAATAACTTCAAGTGCTTTGACCAATTGCGTCTTTACTCCCGTTATTTTGCTATTACTTGCGACATTAAAATATTGAAATTTTTTCATAAATTAAGCTAATTGATTAATTAAATTATCGTCAATTCTTACCAAGTGGCACCCGGCTCGAAAAAAGACATTTTCTTTGATGTTGAAAATTTTATTAATTGTATAAACCCCAAGTTTTAAACCTTCCAAACTTCCGCCACTTTTAAACACTTCTAAGGCTTTCTTACAATCATCAAGGGGTGCTTTAGCTCCTTTATTTGTTATAATTTCCTCACCCTCAATTTTAGCGATATAATCAAACTTTACTTTTTCAATATCGCCATCTTTTAAAAGATTTTCATTTTCTATAAAATCTTCAATATCACATTCTAATTGCTCCTGTGCGATTGTTTCTGCTGACTCATTATGAATTTTAACAACACTAAGCATTGCCCTTAAATCGTAAACAAAGTTTTTAATATAATGATAACTATCGCTTAAAAACCCCCGTTGCCCGCCAATTATATCATTATCAAATTTATTATAAATTCTAACATTCCTAATTAAGTCTTGATAATTGTTAATCGGGGTTAATTCGTCTAAATAATATGTGCAAAAATCTTGTTGCCAAAATTTATTATCAAGTTCAAAATTCTCTGAGGTTATGCCACTTTGACCATATCCCCAATCAGTAAACTCAAAATTTTTTTCAAGCACTTCTTTTTCTTTGGAATAATCAAACTTTTTATAATAAAATTTTTTATAAAAACTATCATCGAAACAACCAAAATCTTCAAAAAGATTATCGTTCGCGTGTTGGCAACTATCTTCTTCATTAACATTTTCTTTTATTTGCTCAATTGTATCTTTATTAATTATTTCGAGGTTTAAAATTGCATCATCTATATTGCAATAATCAATATCATTTAATTTTATTTCAATGCTTTCTTTATTTGAATTAAATGCGAAATCATTAAGCTTTGTAAATCTTTTAGCAATTTCAATTCGTCCCTCACTATCTTTAAAAATTGCTAGTAGGTTTAAAATACGATTATGATTTTTTATAAATTGTTTCAAGTTTTTCATATTTTTTTTTATTTAAGTTAATATTTGAAATAAATTTATTTCATTTAATAAAACACATTATGATTATGTTTTTTTATATGTCAATAGGCAATTATAATTATTTTAAAGGTTATTCAAATTGAGACAAGCCTAGAGTCCCTAGGGTTGTTTATTCGATTATGTAAAAGAAATAAAAAAATATTAAAAAAAGATTATTGATTAAAATTAAAAACTTTGTGAATTAAATAAATTATAAAATAAATGTTTATTATAATTTAATTAAAAATAATAGTAAAAAAGACTGTCAAGCAAAAAGATTAAAATAATGATAATTATTTCTATATTGTATTTTTTCGAGAAAATAAAAAATTGCCCCTCCCTAAGTGGTTTTTTAAGGGTTAATAAAATAATTATGTTATAATAGATTTATTAATAATAATCATTTATTGATTTTTATAAAAAAGGGGTGGCAAGATAGAAAATTAGTATTTATTAAAAAATAATGCTTTTAATAGAAAATAATGGATAATTTTAAGGAGCAAGAAAGGGGTTGAAAAAATAAATATAGGCAAATACTAATTGAGGTAATTAAAAGTAATAAGAAAGCTTAAAAAGGGGGTTTATTAAGAAGTTGAATAAATAGAATAGAAAAAAACCCGGCAAATATGATTTTGACGGGTTAGGGGTTGAAAATTAGTAATTTTAATAAATTATTTGATGAATTAAATTATTTTGTAAAATCAAAGTTAAATAAAATTGAGAGTTGCCGACCTCGCAAGTTTTTAATCGATAAAATTTTAAATCATCAACCTTAGTTTCAAAATCCTTTGAAATTTCTTTTTTTGATAATTCTTTAATTTCTAATAATTGATAATTTAGATTTTTTAAAGTATAAATTTTATTTTGCCATTTTGTTATTGTTTTAAAAATATCTTGCTCGGGCTTGATATTTTTAATTGTTGTTTAACAAATTGTTAAAATTTCAAAGTCGTTATTTTTTGCTAAAAATAAACTGTCTTGACCATGTTTTTTTCCAAAAAAATTAAAATCTTGTTTTTTCGATTTTATGAATTTGAGAAAAAATTTAAAAGGAGTATATATTTTAAAATCAAAATTTTGTTGATTGTTTATTTCATATTCAAAACTTAGCTCTTTAAAATTTTCGCTTGAATCTTGTTTAAATTTATTTTCGATTTTTAAAATATCGCTTTCAATTTTAACGCTTGTTTGGTTATGGTATTTTGTCAATTCATTATCGCTTATAAAAATTGCGTCTAAAAAGTCAAAAAATTCACCCCTTGGCAAATTAAGTTGATTTTCAAAACTAACATTAAAATAATTATTGATTGCTTTTAAAATTGGTTGAGTGTTTTTATCGTTAATTGACTCGTAAATTTCACCCGGCTTCACCATATCAACCAAAAAATGGCGCGTAGTATGTTGAATATTTTCAACCCTAAATTTAAAAATAATTTTGCCGGAGTAAAAAATGGCTTGGTTTTTTTCGACAATAAACCCCGCATTGCTAAGCTTTTTTAAATTTATAAATTTGACCGCGTTTAATAGATTTTTTTCAAGAGTATTCATGTTTTTTTTAATTAAAGTTTAAAATAATTTTCGGTTAAATCGACGGCGTTTAATTCAAAAATTTCAATTGATAAATCGCAAGAATAGAGTTCTATTTTACCAGCTTTCCAATCTTGATATTTTTTGTCGCTTTCCAAAACTTCGCAATTATCGTTATCGACCATATTACAATATTCTAGAATATTATTAATTGAATCATTGCAATCGTTTACTTGTGCAAATTCTTTTTTATAAGTAAAATAAAGTTTTGTTTCAAATAATTTTTCGATTGCTAGCGTTAGATTTTCGGCTTTAATTAATTCTTGATTTTGCCAAGAGTTTACTTGGTCGCCTTGCCCCTCTTTATAATCATCTTTATAAATAGTGGCGTTGACATTGAAATAAAATTGTTTCATAAATTATTTAATTTGAGTTGATAAGAATTTGTTTTATTTGCTCGAGTTGCTCCTTGCTGATTGAAATAAAATTAGAATTAACCGGGGTAATTTCTTGATAACCCGTAAATTTAATTTTTAAAGATGTAGCGTCTTTAAATTTGTCAAATTCTTTATTAAAGTAGTCTTGAAAAAAAAGAGATTTTAACGGCGCTATTTTAACAATATTGAAGTAATCGCAATTTTTAAAGCTACCTCGCGAAAATTCTTTAACATTCCAGTTTAATTGGTTAGATAGCTTGAAAGCTAGGTTTAACCCCTGTTCGCTTGTTTCTAAGTGGTCGCGGGGTTCGGTAATGCTTCCACCTTCACAGGTTGCTTTTAAGCGTGCTGGTTGCGTGTTGGTTGCTGGTAAATATTTAACTTGGATTGATTGCATATGAATTTAAATTTGAGTTGTTAATTAATAAATTTTAATAGTTTTTTTGAAGCATTTAAAATTTGCAAATTGTGATTAAATGTTTCGTTGAAATTTTCCAAATTCATTTTTAAAAATTTAGGCACTTCAAAATAAGATTTTAAATTATCATCAATAACATTTTGTAAAACTTCACTTGCTAAATCAAAAATTGATTTTAAAGCTTTGTTTATTGCTTCGTTGTGGTATTTTAAGTTATTTTTTAACAAACTTTTATTTTCAAATATTTTTTCGGCGCTTTCAATTTCACGTTGAAAAATTTCTTGTGAAATTATCAAAATAGTATTTTCTTTATTCATATGTTTAAATTATTTTGTTAAATCATTTTCGTTAATGTCTAAAGAGTCAAAAAACCAGCTTATTAAAGCACTAGAATTTTCAAAATTAATATTATTATCTTTTAAAATTTCAATTAATTCTTGTTTTGTTTCATTTTCAATTTGTAAACTAGTGCATAAATAATTACCATAAACTTCAATTGAATCAAAATCAAAATATTTTAAATTAATTTCTTTTTGAAGTTCTTTAGTTGCTTCACATCTTAAAGCATCATAAACACAGGCAACTGGGTCTATATTATCAAGCTTACCATCATTTATTTCATTAGCTCTATTTATAATCATATTATAAGCATCATTTATTGATTTTCCTACTGATTCAATTGTTTCAACAACTGCTTGCATATCACCAAAACCAAAGGGGCAAAAATCAAGCATTAAATCTTGTGTTTTTTTATTTAAAATTTTTTCTTTATCATTCATAAAAATAAATATTTAAGTTAATAACTAATAAAATATAATAAATTTATTATTATATCATAAAGATTATTAAGATGGGTTTTTTGTGGTGATTTTGGTTATTAATTAATTTTCTTTACTGAAAAAATAAGAATTTGCAAAATTACCAACTTCTATTTTTTGAAGTTTAAACCCTTTTTTTAAAGCTTTTAAAATTAATTGAATTTGTAAAAATTCTTTAAAATTATCAAGTCTGCAATAGTAATCTTGTGAATTAATACCCTTTTCTTTAAAGTTTCTATTTAAAGAGGCTCCAAAATCAATTCTTGCCTGTAAATTTTTTTGAAAATCTTGATTTAAAACTTCAAATTTTCTTAAGCTTATTGTTATATTTTTTTTGTTTAAAATTTCTTTGTTGGATATTGACATAAAATAAAAATTAATAATGTTTAATAAAAAATATTATTTTTGTGATAATATTATTTCTTGATAAATTCAAGAAAGTTCTACAATCTTTAATTTTGTAATTGTGAATGAAGTCAATTTGCATATAATTTAAGAGTTAAAGTTTTAATAGTTTTTGAAAATCTTTATCAATTTCTAAAAAGTTATTGATTTTGATATATTGTTTTTTACTTTTGATTTTTAAAAGTTTTTTAATTTTGTTTAAAAGTTTTTGCATAGTTGTTTAATTTCTTAAAGATTTATTGTAAAAAATTGCTGCAGTTGTTGAAAAAACTAAAGTCAAAATTGAAGTTGAAATAAATATTTTTAAAGAAAAAAGTTCAATAAATTCTTTTGTAAAAATTAAATTAATATTTAAAAAAGATGTTGCAAAAAAGATTGCTGCTAAAATCCAGCAAATTAATTCAATATTTTCAATTTTTTCTTTTTTGTTTTGTTTTTGTTTTTGTTGATTTAAATAATTTTTCATAAAGTATTTTTTTTTAAGTTTTTAATAAGTTAATTTGTTGAGATAATTATAGATTCTTTATTTCAATATGTCAATAACTATTTTTAATTATTTTCAAGTGTTCACAAAATGAAACAATGTTTGTGAAGTGTTGAGACTGTAAGCTTGAAGGGGTTTTGATTGAAGGAATTGAAACAAAATAAATAAATTATTTTAAATTGATGAATTAAAATTATTAATTGCTTGCTCAAAGTGTCAATTGAAGTATCAAATTAGAATATAATAATAAATAAATAAGTTAATAAATCTTAACAAGTTGGTTGATTAAACTTTGTGTCAATGTTTATTTTAATTAATTGTTGAAAATGTTTTAGTTGTTTCAATTTGATTAATGGCTTTGAGTTGGTTTAACTGTTGGTGAAGTTCAATAAATATTAATAAGATTTAATAAATTATATTATAAAATAAATAATAATTATTGGTGAGTAAATTAAAGTAAGATTATTAGGATTATTAATTTTAGTTTTGAAATAAATAAAAGTTAGTTGATGAAATAAATTGTTGAGTTATAAAAAAAGATTAGTGTTGAATTTGTTTTATTGGTTGTTGTGGTTGGACTTGGTGGGGTGGGGGTATTGGCAAGAATAGAAAGGGGGGAGGGGTGCATGGGAGTAATAGTCCCCCCTCCCATCTTCTCCTACTAAAATACACTTTCATCAAAATAAACTTATCTTCCCCATAAACCATCAAATAAACTAATTTATAGCCACTTTTAAGCTATGATATTAGTATTATAGTTAATTATGTATGTAGTTAAGGTCTAGGTATGGGGGTGGTTTATGTATAGTTTAAATTCACCATAAAGAAAAAAAAATAGTCAATTTTTAATTTTACAATTTCAAAATATGGTTTATTCCTATAAGAGGCTTGGGAGTATTGTAGTAAATTAACCTAATTGAGATGCTTAGTTCCAGCTACTTACATGCAAGATGTAAGCATCTGGAGTAAACTCCTTTCTGTGAGAATAACACCCCCTGCTGAATGCTAATTTCAATTTGTCAGTTATTGGGAATTCTGCCAAATCTGGAAACAACCTTTTTACAAAAAATTGCAACCCATATACAGTGTATATTAATGGCTTGCCATTTTTAAAAAAGAGAATCCCCTGCAATAATCATTGTCAAGTAAATTATTTTGTCAAGGGGTTTTTTTATTTTTTTTTCTTATTGATACTGTAAGTGTCATGGCTTATTCACCCTTCAAAACCTAAGTTAGAGTAGTAAGTTAAATTTTCTCTTGACTTACATAGTTGATTCTATTACTTTAATTGCCTATTAGCAAATACTAACCTAACCTCCTAGAGCATGGAAAATGACAAAAAAAACATTATCGATAAGGAAAAACATTATACTCGGGGAAGAGATATAGCTCCCATTACTGGAATGATAGTAGAAACCTCCATGAGTGTGAAATATCAAAATGAGTTATCGAGAATGGCGGCTAAAGAATATCTCCAAAGAAGATTCAAGGAATTATATGGCTCATTAGATTTAAAAGAAGATGACCAGTTAGATAAGCTCTATGAAATCACCCTAGATGTTAAAAGCAAAATCATAGACCACACAAGGAATGGTTTAACAATCGAAAACATTTCTAAGATTAAAGATATGCCTTCATATTCTCAAATTAAGGAAATTATAACCTCGGATACCTTTTTCCATTACGAATATGTTAAAGCTTCTAGTGAAGGTGCGGTTTTCTTAGTTGATGACCTCGATAGCATAACAAAAGACTTTATACAAGGTAACTCTGCCCCCCATATAGACGCAGTTGGGTTAAATTCGATTACAAAGGCTTTATCTACCGTAGCTAAGATGAAAAACCCTGAGAGATACGGGGAAAATGCTAAAACAGTTATCAACAACAATACTCAGATCAATAATGGCAGTAGCAATAGTCCTCAAGAGATTAAAATGGTAATTGAAGCTTTTATTGATGAAATAGAGGATAAAAGAATACTTGAAACATTAATAAACAAAGCTAGAAATAGACTTGATGATTTAATTAACAAAGAACTAAATGTATAACCTATGATAAATATTTATACTGACGGCTCATGTATCGGTCAAAAAGGTGGTTGGGCTTATATAATAATCAATGATGAGGAAAACATTATTTCTAATTCGGGAAGAGTTCCTAAGAATGCTACAAATAATCGCATGGAATTAACCGCATGTTTAAAAGCTATTGAGAAAATAATCGAATTAAAGCTAAACGGTAAAAAAATCACCATATTTACCGATTCTCAATATGTTATAACTGTTTTATCTTGTAAAAAACAATTTACTACAAATGAAGACTTAATTACTAAGATTAGAGACATACTTCATCTCGTTGATTTAGAATTTAAGTGGGTGAAAGCTCATAGCGATAACTTCTTTAATGAGAGTGTGGATATTATGGCTCGGAATAAAGCTAAAGGTATAACAATATAAATTTTATTTAAATCCTCTATAATACTCTTCACACTCTTTTCTTATATTATTTGGAGTATTTTCAGTTAATTTTAGCACATATCTCTTAGATTTGGCATATATCTCAATCATGTCATCATTATTAAGTATAGCAATTGCTTTATCCATCTCTTTAAGCTTCGGAGGATATAAACATTTCTGCCAATCAGTATTTTTTGTTGATATTTCTAACTTATTTTGATACTTTTTTATAAGTATTTTATATAATTTTTTATCAATTTTCATTTTTATGTTGCAAAATTTTTCTTTTATTATATTTTATCAATATTAAAAAACAATATTTATTAAAAATCTATTAAAAAATGGCACTTTTCGGTTTAACTAATTTTTTTAGAAGAAACTCCAACTACATGATTGGAGATTTTAGTTCTAACCCGAACATGTCTTTTACCATTCTTTACGATGCCTCTACTTTCTTAAATTTCTATTATACTGTAGCTCCACTCGCTGACGCTATAAACAAAATTAATACTTTTGGATCAACAATCAAGCCCTATGCTTTTCAAGGAAGTATTCCATATGTAAATGATGCTAAAAAAACTCCACCAGATGTAATGGCATTTGACAAATGGGCTAGAAAACCCAATCCCAAACAAACTGGAATACAATTTCGTAAAGAAGCATTGCTACATTTTCTAGCTACTGGAAATAATTTTATTGAAATAAAATATAAAAATAAAAATGATATTTCAGCTATTACAAACATTAATCCAGCTAAAATTGCTATAAATAAGACCAATGAGGTAATTAATTATTACGAATATGCTGATGAGAATGGTGTGATTATAACATATAATAAAAATTTAGATAGTTCTTATGAAAATCCTATTAGATACAAATTTATAAAAGATGGTGTAACTAGAGAATTACTACACTATAGCGAAGAAGAGGCAAAAGTTCTTACAAATAATATGGTTATAACATCTGGTTGGGGAACTAGTAAATTAGCACCACTAAGAGATGAAATGATTTTATACCAAGAAGGCAACACGAGTAATCGAGCTAGTTTTAAAAACTCTCTAGCTGCTAAAAAAATGTTTAAAATAGATTTGACTAAAGTTCCGGCTGGAACTAACCAGCAATTAGTTGATCAATGGAAAAAAGATTTAGAAAGTAAGTTCACTGGCTCTGTAAATAATGGCAAAACCCTTATTACAACCCTCGATATTAACCCAGTTGACCTTCAAAACCCTTTCATGGCAAAGGATTTAGAGTTTAATATTGGCTTAAGAAGGCTAAGAGTAGCTTTTTATAATGCTTTTAACATTCCATTGCCACTTGTGGAAGGCGAGTTTACCTCTAACTCGAATATGAAGGAAGCTAACTTAAATTTATATGATTCTGCTATTTTACCAACATTAGAATCTTATTACGAATTTATTTACCTTTTTTTCATTAAAGATTTTTATCCAAATACAAAAATCACTGAAATAAAATACATTGAATCAGAAATCCCTGCAATTGCCATGAGGAATGCTGAGTTAGCTAATTTGATTTCTAATGCAAATATTGCTACTAAAAATGAGCTAAGAAGACAAATTGGCTTAAATAATATTGAAGGCTTAAATGCTGTCTATGTTGATGGAAACCAAGCTCCTATTGGGGAAGATACCAATACTAGCGACGCTATTGGGATTCCATTGTCTCAAATTAATAAATCTTTTAAAGCTATTAGCGATATTGATTTAAAACCAACCGCAGAAATGGCAAATCAAGCTCAACAAGGCTTAAAATGGAGAGAAGAATTTGGAAGAGGTGGGACAGCTGTCGGAGTTGCAAGAGCTAATCAATTAAAGAACCGTGAAAATCTAACACCAAGAACAATTGGCAGAATGGTTTCTTATTTTGCGCGACATGAAGTTGATAAACAAGCAGAAGGATTTAATCAAGGTGAAGAAGGTTTTCCAAGTGCTGGTCGAATAGCTTGGCAATTATGGGGTGGCAATCCTGGTAAGTCTTGGGCTAATAGAAAGTGGGAAGAAATAAAAAGAGAAAGAGGTGATTAAAATTTCAACCATTTGTCATAAATTTCTTTTGATATTTTAGCTGTCATAAGTGGTGGCACACTCATTCCGATAACATAATTATACTTTTCTTTAACAAAATTATAATCTTGAGGAAAACTTCCTATACAACAACTCTCTGATTTATTAGGCTTTCTATATTCATCAAATAAAAATAATACATAATCATTACTAGTGTAAGTATTGCATACTTTGTTTTGATGAAGGTAATAATTATTAAAGCATCTATGTTTACCCTCAACCCTCATAATTGTATCAGCAAAATTAGCGTCACCATTTCGTCTATTTTGCCAATACTCAAACATTTTACCAGTTGAAACTTTTCTATCATTAACTCCTTTTTGGTAAAATTCTCCAAATGTTATTGGCTTTTCATTAAAATCTAAATTTAAGTGAAAATGGCTAAAAGGTAAATCTTTTCTATAGGCAATGAAAAAAACTCTTTCTCTTTTTTGTGGCACTCCCATATTTGAGGCATTTAATAAATAATGATCGCAATTATAGCCAGCATTATTAAATTCCTGGTATATTTTTTTTACATATTCTTTAGCTAAACCCTGTAATAGTCCTTTAACATTTTCAGCAATTACAATTTTAGGCTGTAATTTTTTAGCTAAATCAATAAAATCAAAAAACAAAGTGTCTAAAACTTGAGACACTTGTCCTTCTCTAAATTTTTTTTCTTTACCCCAATTCTTTTCTCTCTGACCAGCCATTGAGAATGCTGAACAGGGAGGACTTCCTTCCAAAATATCTAAATCATATAATTCCTTAGGTAAGTCATCTCTAACTTTTAATGTCGAAATAGATTCTAAAAAACTATATTTAGGATTATGATTAGCTATATAAACATCCATCATTCTCTTATCTATTTCATTGCAACCTATCACATCAAAGCCCGCTAGTTTATAACCAAGAGAACTTCCACCTCCGCCAGAAAAACATGTAAAAACCTTCCCCTTATCTTTGGTAAAGATAGTATCTTTTAATAACCAATTATAATTCATTTTTATTTATTTAAAAATTTATTTACCTGCTCTTGAAGTCTTTTAGCATTTTTATTACTTTCTTCTAATTTCTCAATTAATTGTAGCATAACTTTATATTTTGGAGTTATTCCAAAAGTATACCAATTAGATTTAGCATTTTTCATTCCAAGATAGCTTAAGCATTCCTTTTTACAATTTTTCTTTAAAAGATTTAACTCAAAAAGCAAGGGAGTGAAGGCTTTTACTCTATTTAAAAAGAAATAAACTTCACTAGTATTCTTTTCTTTTTTTTCTTTTTTTATATCCATAAAATAATATTAAAAGGTAATAATAGTGGACAAAATACGATTATTAAATATCCTTTGCAAGTGTTTTTTTTTAAATTCTTCAAAATTTCTTATGGAAAAAATAGTTAAACAATTTTCTGCAAAAGTTGAAACCTCCACTGGAGAAGATGCTAGTAAATATTTATATATAAGCTCTTATATATCAACTTATGATGTTGATTTAGGAAATGATGTAATATTGCCTGGTGCTTTTACTGAATCAATCATGGAAAGAAAGAATAAAGGTAAAAATATTCCCGCCTTATGGCAACATGATATGGATATTTTACTTGGACACGCAATTAAAATTAGCGAAGATGCCAAAGGTATCTTAGTAGAAAGTAGATTACCAAAAAACCATTGGAGAGTAAGAGATGAAATTCTTCCATTGCTTGAAAATGGCTCTTTACAAGAGATGTCTGTAGGATTTATTGTTGATGAGTATAGCGAAAATGAAAAAAATGATTTAAGAATTATAAAAAAAGCTAGATTACTTGAATATTCATTTGTTACCCTAGCTATGAACCCAGAAGCTACAATTGAAGGTTTTAAATCTTTAATGGAAAATATTAAAGATGAAAGAGGAGTTGAAAAGTTCTTGAGACAAAAAGGCTGCTCCCATACTGAATCAAAAACAGTAATTAGTAAAATGAAAGAAATTCTAAAATCTTCTAATCTTCGTGATGAAGCTAAAGAAGAATCAGATACCCAACGAGATGTTGAGGAAAAAAACGAGGAATCTATCGATGAAGAAGCAATTCTTAAATCTATAGATGATATTTTAATCTTAAATAAATTAAATCAATTATGTCATTAGAAATTATAAAAAAAATTGATGATTTAGCAGTTAAATTGAAGGCTGATGCCTCTGTTGAATCTGAAAAAAAATCATCAGAAGTAAAAACTGAGCTAAAAGCTCAAATTACTGAAATGGAAACTACTTTGCAAAAAAAGATTGAAGAAATCGAAGAAACTTCAAAAAAATCAATTTCAAAAATTGAAGATGCTATTAATAGTGGTTTTTTAAATGTATCAGAACCTTCATCAAAAGGCTACAAGTCTTTAAGTGAAAATGAAGCTAAAACTATAGCAGAAGCTATTCATTCTCAAAAACAAGTTCGAGTAGTGGCTCTTGATAAAAAAACTATACGCTTTGGAGATGCTACATCAACAAATATTATTAATAATCCAGCTACGGTTCTAGGTTCTTTTGAAATAAACAAAGATATACCATCTACAATTCTTGATGATGTTGAAGTGTTGCCAGCTATCAATGAAAATGAAGGCGCGGTTGCATGGGATACTTTTGACGAATCTTTGATTGAAGCTTTTGAAGCTAATGAACTCGATTCAGCTCAAGTATCGAAAGAAGTTGTTTATGGTAATATTAAATTACAAATGGAAAAACATCAAGCTAAAATGAATATTTCAGCTGATGTAATTCTTAATGTAATTTCATCTGGAAAACAAGTTGCAGTTTTAGAGGGTAATATTGCAGGCTTAAATCGTAAATTTGAGAAAAAAATTATTACTAAAGTCTTTAAAGATATTATTCAAAAAACTAATGATGGCATCATTGGTAAAACTGAAAGCACTACCTCTTCTGCTCCCGCTAATGCTCAAGCTAGAACAGATTTAAGAAACTTTTTATCAACTTTGAAAAAAGAATACATTGGTAATTCTGTAATTTATGTTAGCAGACAGTTTATTAATGCTTTATTTGCTATTGAAGCTTCTGATGGTCATTTACCTTTAGAGCAATTTAGTTTTAATAATGGTATTCAATCTTTTGTTACTCCAGAAGGCATAATTCCAGTAAGAACATTTGAACATGCTCAAATTGGAACTTATAAAGCTTTAACAGACGGAACTACAAATATTACTGCTGATTGGGTAAATGCTTCTAGTGGTAACGCTGGTAAGTTATTGGCTTTTGTTGGTGACCTTAAATATGCTTACAAAATAGTGCCTTCATCAATAGGTTTGATTGGTTATGATTCTAATGTATCTAGCTTATTAAGCGGCGCTACCGTAGCTGGTAAAATTTCTTACGTAGCTCAAGGTGTAGTAGGATCTCAAGGTATTAAAGTTTTATATGCTAAAGCTTAATTATTAACAATTAAATATAAATTATATGTCTGAAAAATTAACAGGAGTAATAAAAAAAATAGGCTTGGTATCAACAGCTTCTACAGCTGAAGATGCCACTATTAATGGCTCTCCAATTTTAATTACTGGAGTTCAAGAAATTAAAGCATTTATTGATGTAACTGCTTATACTACTGGCTCTGTAAAAATTAAAAATGTTCAGTTTGCTGATGACTCATCTTTTAGTGTAAATCCATCTACTTTTACTAGCGATGATTATCTTAATAAAAATGATAGAAAATCTGCTACCTCTGCTATAGACCAAACAAGTCTATCTGCTACTGGAACTAAATCTATATCATTAAAAAACTTAGCTTTAAATGATCAAAAATATTTTAGAGTTAATTTTTTAACTGGAAGTGTTGACACAGCATTAACTTTTAAATCAGAAGTTTTGTTGAGTTATCTTGACGAGCCACAAATTCAAGCTTAGTTATATTGCCCCCTTACTTAAAAACTAAGGGGGTTAATTAAAATCACAATTATTATGCAAAATTATAAACTATTACAAGACTATAGTGAAAATGGCATTACCCTAAAAAAAGGTAAATACAGTAAAAGTCATTTAGTTTCTTTATATGGTTCAGAAGATAAATTTAATTTTTGCTTACAATGCACTTCTTTAAAAGAAGTTTTGCACATCGAAACTCCCGAAGATAATTTGGTAGTTGAAACTCCTGAACAAGATTTACAAATAGAGACCCCTGAGGATAAAGTAGAAATCGAAACTCCCGAAGATAATTTGGTAGTTGAAACCAAAAAAATAAATTCTAATAAAAAAAATAAAAATAAATAATGTATTTTCAATTTTCTCAACCAATAAAATACATACTAGTGTCTAATTTTTCACAATTAGCGCTAGGTATTTCTTTAAATGATGTTAAAGCTCATTTAAGAATTGATTTTGCCCAAGAAGATGCCTATTTAACAAATCTTATTAAAACTGCCATAGAAAGATTTGAAAACATTACCACGATTGATTTAATTACCAAAACCTATAAAACATTTTTAGATAATTTCCCAGTTGATAATACACCGATTAAAATTAAAAGAGCTAAACTACAATCTATAATTTCTATACAATATTATTTAAATAGCGTTTTAACAACCTTTGATGCTTCAAATTATTATATTAATGAAACTAATCAATATTCACATATATTTTTAAAAGAAGATAAAGAATACCCAATAACAATTGACAATAGGGCTGATGCTGTAATAATTAACTTTACTTCTGGCTTTGGCACATCTGATGCCAATGTTCCATTCACTTACAAACAAGGATTGATGGAATATGTTGCCTTTCTCTATAAAAATAGAGGAGATGCTTGTTGTAATGATATGGGTATTGCTAATGGATTCTTTAATATAAATCAAATTGAACCATTTATATGATATGGATACAAATACTTGCAAATTCATTACCAAGCCTAAACGCAATATTAAAATTGGTGATTTAAACATTCCAATAACAATTGCTACTAGAATCAAGAAAGCTAACAATATTAATTCTCAAGATGTTTTAATTGACCAAGAAAATCTAGTTTCTAATACTTGGGCAATGCAAGTAACTGTTAATGGAGAGGATATTTTTAATGGAGCAAATTTACTAGGAAAAGTTACTGACCATTTTTACATAAGAAGAGATTCTACTAAAAAAATAAAAATCGAAAACATTATCATCTGCAAAGGAGAGGCTTATAAAATACTCGAAGTATTGCCAAATCTTCATGGAGAAAATATCTTTACAATGTTAAAATGTTCTCATAGTGGATCAGCAAATATTAATTTAAATATTTTATGAATATTGAAATTAAATTAGGAAGCCAAGATAGCAAAGGAGCTATAAATAAAATCAATAAAGCAATTAAAGATGGAATTAAAACTGGTCTAAGACATTCTGGTAATTACATGGTTCAAGAAGTTAGAAGGCAAATGGCTCTTCCTAAAACTGGCAATACTTACATTTTCTTTAAGACCCGTGGTAAAAAAACAATGCAAAGAACTAGAGCTACATCGACAGGTTATTCATTGGGAAGCACTTCTGCAAAAGTGTTGAGATATCCAGCTCCTAAAGGATTAAAAATCGCCGCAGGAAGCACATATACACACAAAGCATCAAATGCTAGTGGAGAAGAAAGTTCAGCAATTTTAACTGGCAAATTAAGTAAAAGCGTTTACACTAAAAGCAATGGTGGGAGTCAGCAAATTATTGGCGCAACAGCTCCTTACGCTTCAATACAGGAGTTTGGATCGGCAAGAGTTGCTCCAAGAAATAATATTAGAAGACCATTAGCACAAAATAGAACATTAATTGCTACTAAAATTAGAAATGCTATTAATAATAATTTGAGGAATTTATAAAATGCAAACAAGTGAAATAGTCCATCAATTAAAAGCAGTTTTGCCTAAATTTACAAATGATTTTTCTGATAGTGTAAATATTACAAATATTGTTGTAAATGGCAATAATGTAACCTTTACAACTGATGGCAATCACCACCTTCAAAATAATAATACATTTTTAATCTGTAATGTTAAAAATTATTATGAAATAACATCATTAAAAAGATATAATAACATTGCAATTGCGTTAGCAAACTCTCATCATAACATAACCAGAGACCAATCTAGCATTGAAATGACTGGAGCAAGTGATGTAAAATATAACGGAACAAAAACTTTATCAAAAAATGATATTATTTTTAATGTTGCATCTAAGGTTGTTAATAATGATGATACTTTAACTATAACTACTACGGAAAGTAATCCTTTTATTGTCAACGCAAATTATAAAATAGATATTAACGGCAATTTAATCGCAATAAAGTCCATAGTAAACTCAACAACATTTATTGTTGATAATTTTATGGGAATAGCTAATGACTCTATTTTAACTCAGATTTCTTTAAAATCCTCATTGCATTTATTTTTTTATCAAGTTGATGAAACTGCTAACGCTAGTCCAACTGGTAGCATTAAATTATTAGAAGCAAGAAATTTTGGATATAATGGTTATAAATTAGTGGCATCACATACTGACAACACAATTACTTGTGTTATACCGAATTTAGTTGGTTTACCATATCTACAAGGCAGTCCAATTGGAATAATAAAAAGCAATATTAGAATTATTGGCACTGTTGATTACGAAAGGGCAAAGCAAATGTTTCTTAATGCTATTGATTCAACAAGTGCAACTAAATCATGGCTTTTTGTTTATACTTTGCCAAGAACAACTGGAAAAGATCCAAATGGCAAGACTGATATAAATGTTGAGAATTATCTTGGTCAAGGAATATCTGCTAAAATTATACAAGCAATAGAATTATGTGTTTTTATAAATCTAGGAGAAAACGCGTCTTCTCTCAGTTTAGCTAATGAAAAAGACAAGGTATCCAATTATTTGCAACCAATCTGCCAATCCATAGCTGGATTTATACCAAGCTCTCCTTTCACTGGCAACACTGTATACCAAAAATTAACACCAGTTCTTGACCAAGGAAAAGAATCTGAATTGACTTTTTATTCTCATACCTTCTTGTTTGAAACATTTATAGAATTTACAAATAGTCAAGAAGTGAGTCAATATGATTTAAATGCATTGGTCAATATTAGCTTTGATTTAAAAGATGCTGTTAATGGTAATATTATAAGCAATATTAGCTTAAATAATTAAACTTCGATACACCAATAATCGAAGAATCTTTCTAACTCAATATGCCAATGTGCAAATTGACCTAAACAATCAACCATATCATCATGGCGACCCTTAGGAAATTGCATTAATTGGCTTTCAAAATTTGGATACCAAGTAGCATCTTTTGGAAAATAAAAACTTCTATTTGAAAATGCACCAGTTGCGGTTAAAAATCTTATTTCTTTTTTTATACCACCGTGAGAAATAGGAATAATTGTTATTCCATATAATTTATGCTCATTAGGAAGCTCCTGCAATAAACTAGAGCCAGTGTTGGCATCTTCAATTATTAAATCAGTTGTTCTATGTCCATCGTTGCAAAAAGCTATTAACCCCTCCTTTGTTTCTGGATAAACTTTTCTTTCGCAATAACAATCAATTAAATATTTCGATTTACCAATGATTCCAAATTTAAGAAAGGCACTTGGATCATTGATTTCATTGGGTTTTTGAGCTGAGTCAACCGATACTACAACTCTATCAAATTTCATAGAAGAAACATCGCTAATTCTAAATGGTTGAAACCAATTTATATCAACCATATTGCCACCATCAGCAACTGGGTTTTGCATATATTGAGCAAAGAAAACTTGCTTTCCATTGGCTATACCAGTTTCTGGATCAACAACCCTATTCATTAAGCTATTAATTTCATGCCAAGGTAAATAATCTGGTGATAATAATTCATCTTTCTCAAACACAAACTCTTCATCATCAACTACTATAACAGTTCTCTCTTCAAAGTAAGCTGGTAAAGATATTACTAGATATTCACCTGGTCTAGTTCGAGTTAAGTATCCGGTTAAATCGTTTATGCCCAATCTTTGTTCGATGATAAAAATACTTCCACTAACTTTATCGACCCTTGAATAGAAACTTTCGTCCCAAGCTTTTAATGCGCTTGTGCCATCTGCTTTGTATATCATGTCCGAAGAAATAAAATCATCTGGCAATAAAAAGTCGCATCTTTCACCAGTTACCCTACTTAACGTTCCAAAGCCTTGCCTTTCTCCACCTAAGGAAGTTTTAATATGATTTTCTGTATCTTTTGTTATTAATAAATCAGGAAAAATATCTCTATATTTTTTTGATTCCATAATTAACTTTGTCCAGCCAACATTCCTAGTCACTAGTTTATCTTTGTTAGATACTCCAAACATTCTTTCTGCGGGGTTTCTTCCTAAATGCCAAGCTGATAAACCTGCTGAAACAATAGTGGATTTCATTAATCCAGGTGGAATATTAACAATTACTTTTCTAAAGCCGAGCTTTTTTTTTGATGTCGCCTCAGCTATTTTGCACAATATTCTAGTTGATTTGCTTGGTAATAGTTGCTTATTAGGAAATATTGCTGGAAAAGCTACATTACAAAAAAATTCATAAAAGTTTTCTTTATAAATTTTATTCTTCTTTTCTTCTATAATATTATTAATTTTTCTATCGTTTATTTCCATAAAATAAAGCTAAATTCCTATTGCTGTTGACAACTTTTTATTTTTAATGTATTTTAATGATATTAAAAAACAATAATTTTTTTATATAAATGAAAGCAACATTAACATTTTTAATAAAATTCTATCGTAATCAAAACGAAGAATATCAAATTAATGACAAAATAGAGATTGATGTCGATTCAGAAGGAAATCCTATTGATAGCTTCTGGTATGAGCAAATTAAGTTTAATAATGGACATTTTAATTTAGATTTTAATAAAAAAGCAAAAAAATAAATCTTATGACACAAACATCTCCTAATACTGACATACAATTAATTGCTGGTTCAGCAGCGTTCGGTTTGAATCTAAGACAGCAACTTATTTTGGCACAAGGAACCTCAGCTGGTAGTTTTACTACAGGAAATCTTATTACAAATGTTCCAACTTCAAATGATGAATTAAAGGCTTTATGCGGCGCTGGTTCACAAGCTTACCTTGCAATTAAAACTTTTAGAGAGCTAAATAAAGAATCTCCTTTAAGCGCAATTATTGTAGCTGATAATGGTTCTGGAGTAGCAGCAACTGGTTCAATTGCTTTAACAGTTTCTTCTCCTAAAAATGGCAAAGCCGTATTCACTATTGGCTCAGGTTTTAGAAATAAATATGAGATTGATGTTTTATCAACAACTACTGCAACTACTTTAGGAGATTCTTTAGCTGCTTTAGTTAATGCTGATGAAAATGCTCCAGTTAGCGCATCGAATACCACCGGAACAATTACTTTTACTGCAAAAAACAAAGGAACGGAAGCAAATCAATATACTATTTACGCTGAATCTCTTCCAATTGGAGTTTCTGCTACAATTACTGCATTTTCTAGTGGAGCAACTGACCCAGTTATTACAAATGTTTTAAATAAAATTAAAACAGCAAGATATGACATTTGCACTCAAAAATGTTTTATGACTGAGGTTAAAAATCATTTAGAAGCTAAATTTAACACAACTAATCAAGCTTATGAGTCTTATGCTGTTATAACTCAAGTTAATAGCTATGCTGATGCTCAAACTGCCTTAGGAAGCATAGCTTCTAAAGTTATAAACAATGTATTTGTTAAACTTGCTAATGAATCTAATATCAAAGGTTCTTCTTGCCCAGAATTACCAATTGTTCTTAGTGCAGAACTATTAGCAACTGATTCTTTGAGATTAGTGCCAGAGTCTTCAATTTCTAGCTTTATGCAAGCTCCAAATGTTTCTGGCGGATTAAATAAAGTTGCCGTTCCATTCCATAATGTTAAATTATTAAATGTAGCAAAAATTCCACAAGGTCTTGGCTGGTTGGATGAAGAACTTACTGGAATTGAGCAATTAGGTGGCTCAACTTTAGTTATGGACGAATCTAATTTAAATGTTGTAACTAGACCTAGATTCATGACTGTTTACAAAAAAGCTAATCTAACAGATGATGGTCAAACTTACATGAATTTAAATAAGTTTTTGAACTCAGCTACTGTAAAAGAATATCTATATAAACAATGGAAAAAAACATATTCACAAGCTGTTTTAATTGCTGGAACACCTCCATCTACCGTTAGAGATGTTATTTATGTAAATCAAAAATCAGCTAAAAATTCTATTGTTTCAATATTTGTCGAGATGGCAAGTCTTGGTTTAGTTGACTTAGATAACTCAGTTTTATTATCTGAGTTTGAAAAAAATCTTTATATTTCAATTAATACAGCTACAAACACTTTAAGTGGAAGTGCTTCTTATAGAAATATGGGTCAATTGGAAAATATTAAATTTAACTTAACAGCAAATTCATAAAATTATATGACTACAACTCCCTATATTCCTAAGGTTCAAGTTGATGGAATTGATTTATTTATCGATTCAAACTCTTTATCAGTTAAAACTGGTTTGCCAAATTATAACCAATTCGTTCAAGTAAATGGTTCACAAAGAAAGGTAACCAATGTTCCAGACTATACAAACGCCTTTGGAACTGTAAGTTTCGGTATTAGAATGAATGCAAATGCAGGCTTAACCAATCCTTTATTGTTTTTTAAATCTTTAAAAACAAGACATGATATAAAAATCACAGTTCCACCAGAAGAAGGTTTTGGAACTTTAGTTTATAATAGCATGACATTATTAAATGATATTGATACAACAGTTGGTTCTGATGCTGTAATATCTTTCCAATTTAGCGGCGAACCTGCGACTATTTTAGAAAATTAATAATTTACAAATTTAAATATTGAACTATGTCTAATAATTATTTAACAACTGGTATTATAATTGATTCTATAAATCTTCTTAGCTCTGATGGAAAAGATGAGTCTGGGGAAGATAAAATAAAGAGAGAGTCGATTGGCTATGAGTGGCAATATTCGCTTTCTGGATCATCCCAAGTTGAGAAAGCTAGTTCAATTACTTTGAAAGCATTAAAAATGATGGATGGCAAGGAATTTGAAGATGTATTAGGGTTAGATATTGATAAAGCTAATTTATCAGCTTGCCTTCAATATTTAATTAGGAAGAAGTGCATTGTTCCAACAAATAGCCCAGAAGGTATTTTAGAGTTATCACACGTTCCTTATGCAATCTGTAAACTTTTATTTAATAAATACATAACGAGTTTTTTGTTAGCTTACAACTTGGAATTAGTAGAGAAAAAACTCTAATTTTAAGTTGTTTTAAAGGCACTAATAATAAAAATTTTGTTTTTAACAAAGAAGAAATTGATATAGCAGTATATTATTTCTTAAAACAAAATCCTATGTTTAACTATCAACAAATAGAAAATTGGAGTTTACAAGAGCTGTTTAATTGGATTCATATATCTAGCGAATATGAAGCTATAATGAGTAAAAATTAAAATATAATTTTAATGAGTGATATAAAATTTACAATTACAGCATTAGACTCCGCCTCCAAAACATTAGATGCTATTGACAAGAAAGCCAAGAGTGTTGGCAAAAACTTAGAATCAGAAATACAAAAAGCCTACAAAGAGCGCTTTGGCATGCCTATATCAGATGCAAAAAAGCAAAGTCAAATGAATCAGTTATTTACTCAAAATGAGAAAATGGCTAAAGAAAATTCTAAAAAAATAAATGAAGGCTTAAATCAAGAAATTAAAATTAGAAATAATATTTTAGATGCTAGAAAGCAAAATCAAATTTCAACAATTAGTTTAATAAAACAAAATCTTGAAAAAGAGAAAAGTTTATTACAGCAAGCAACTGAAAATAAAGAAAAAGACAGAAAACTCGCTGAAAAACAAGAAAAAGAATTTAATAAACAACAAGAAAAAAATCAAAAAACATTAAGAAAAGAGCAGGGTGATAATTATAAAAGACAAATAAGGATTGAGCAGGAAAATAAAAAGATATTTGAAAAAAATCTAAATGATGTTAGGAATGCTAAATTTACTCCAATCAATTATATAAGAGACAAAAAAGGCAATGTAATTGGTGTATCTGGAGAAAAAACCACAACTGCTAATATTGCAAATAGTTTAAATCTAGGTGGAAGGGCAATTTCAAAAGAAGAAGCCCAAAGATACGGCAATAGAAGAGGTGGAGGAATGGTTAATGATGGAGGTGGTGGATTCCTAGGCGGAAGAAGAACTTTTGGACAAGTTTTAGGTGGCTATGCTGCTTATAGAGTAGCCGTTGGAGCTGAAACTGCCGCATCAAGTGTTATAAATACTCCAATCGAGTTAGAAAATGTTAGAGCCTCTTTAGATGCAATGAACTTTGCTTCCGGGTTAAAAGGCAAAGAAGAATATAGGGGCAAAACAAAGAAAGATTTAGAATTTTTATATAATTTAGGAAATAGATATGGCATAGATTATACTAGCATTGCTCCTGAATTTATGAGAATGCAGTCAGTTAGAGCTAGTGGTAGTAAGAAATTTTCTGATAAAGATATTCAAAATATAACTCAAGCATTTACTGGATTGTCAAGAGTAAGTGGTTTAGATGCTAATAGAACTAAACTTGTCTTCTTGGCTGTTTCTCAAATGTTAGGTAGGGGTAAACTTCAAGGGCAAGAAGTAAACCAGCAGTTAAAAGAGCAAATGGCTATCTCTGGTCCAGTTATAGAAGAATCTATTAGAAGAGTTATTTTCAGCCCAGAAATTAAGAAAAAAAATCCAGAACTATATAAAGTTTACGAAAAATATAGAAAGAAAAAAATAAACCTTGACCAATTAATGGAAGATGGGGTTTTAGGATCTGGCATTTTGACAGAAACACTTGGCGTTATGCAAGACATGTTGGGAGGAATGGTTGATGAAAAATCCCATACTCTGACAGGCTCTCTCGGAAGATTTGCATCTGTTTCAAAACAATTTATTGATTTAAGCTCTCAGCAAGGTGGATTTCCAGCTAAACTAGCTAAAAGAATTGACCAAATTTCCGCAGGTATTCACTATGTTAATAAAATTGGATTATCAGATGAGTTAAATCCAAATAATTCGTATTATGACATAATGAATGCCAAATATGAAGGAAAAGATGTCAATCCACTAAGAAAAACCGCCGCTATTGGCAAAAAATTTATAGACCAATCTCTTATACCAAATGCTAGTCTTGGGTTAGGCGTATATTCTGCAAGAAAATTAGTTAAAAAGTTTTTTGGTAAAGAGGTGGCAAAAAGGTTTTTACTCGGACCGCAAGCAGCTGGAGTTGCGTTTGCTGCGTCAACACTTAGTGACTTGATACCTCTAGCAATTGATTTTGGACAAAAAAATGCTCAAAATAATATTTCTACTGATAAAGAGCAAATAATAGTAGATAAATTTAAAGATTTTTACAGGGGAAGATATAGGCAAGATGCCCCAGTTTTACCTGGGCAAAATAATATGAGTTTGAATCCAAATCTATTTGTTGATTCATTAATGGCTCAAACAAAAAAGCCACAACAGAATATCAGCTATATTAAAGCTCCAGCAGACTCAGCTAAGGATTTTTTAAAAGTAATAGATTATTTTCCAAAAAATCAATCATTAATGGGTTTGAATACGCCACAAATTAGTCAACCATCTGAACAGCCATTGCAAGGTGATTTTCCAAGCTCGTCAAAACAACAAATAGAATTAATCTTAAAAATTGAAAAAATGCCAGAAGGCTTTAGTCCAAATATCTATACTTCCGATGGAAGGTCAAAACTTAATATTGGAAAAAATATATTATCAGGAAATGGGGGAATGAGTTATGCCGGTTAATTCAAATTGGTATGCACCAAAGCTTAATGGAGTGCCATTCATATGCTTAGAAGCATCTATACCAGAACTTGGAAGAAAAACAGCTATTTTTGATTATCCGAATACTGATTCAAGATATGTTGAGGATATGGGTAAAGTTAAGGGTGTTTACGAAATAACTGCGCAAATTCAAGCAAATAATCTTACTCCATCAAGTTATAAAAGAAATAAAAAGAAATTTGAAAAAGCTTTAGCGAAAGAAGGATTGGGAGTATTAATTCACCCTACGCTTGGTAGAAAAAAAGTTGTTGTAGTTAATCCTAAGCAAACAGAAGCTATGCAAGGGCAAATAGGTCTTGTTAATTATAAATTCCTTGCTGTAGAAGCTGATGAAAATAAATATCCCAAAAAGCTTGATGATAAGAAGGGACTGCTAAACAAATTAGATGAATTCCTTAAACAAAAATTAGGCGCAGGACTAGAAGACATGATTAATGGCATAGATGATGCTTTAGAAAGTTATAATGCAGTTAGAGATGGCATTACCGCTGTTTCTGATTTTATGCAACAAGGAATGGAAACTATCAATGGCATTAATGATGAAATCGCTGGCTTAACAGCTGATATTAACAACATAAAAAATACAATTAATGATGTAGTAAACTTTCCATCAAAATTTGCCACGGCATTTGTAGCTAATTTAAATCGGTTAATACAAGTTACCTCTAATTTTTCTGATGCCTTTTCTTTACAAAAAAATGTATTTAATAAAACTCCCATAGCTAAACCTAGCTTTTTAGCTGAAACCAAAATTGCAAATCTAATACAGAATACAACAAAAATTGCATTAATGTCAAATTCATTTCAAATAGCTACTGCAATTAATTTTAATAACCAAAGTGATATTAACAACATTATTAAAGAATTGGAGCAAATGTATCAAAGTATAGATCCGAACTTGATTGATGATGAAATTTTTACAATTATTGAAACTATTCGAGCTGAAAGCTTAATTAGTTTAAAAAATATTAAATTAAAATTACCTTATGTCAATATTATTAATACCAATTCATTACCTGCAATTGCCTTAGCTTATAATTATTATAATAATGCCTCTGGAACTCAATATGAAAATATTATTAGTTTAAATAAAATCCAAGATCCTTCGAGTATTGGTGGAAATATTAAGGTATTTGTATCATGAACAAAGTATCGGTAGTAATAAACAAACAAGAATATTCAAACTTTTTATCTTATGAGTTTTCTAGGGATATTGAAGGCTTATTAAAGCCATTCTCTTTAACCCTAAACATTCCAGAAGATAGAAGGGTAATAAAAGCGGGAAATAGAGTTGTTATTAAAATTGATGGAGAAAGTTTTTTAACTGGTTTTATAGAAGATGTTTTAGAAACAGACCAACAAGATAAATCAATAGTCACTATAATGGGAAGAGATTCTTTATGCGATTTAGTGGATAGTAAATTAGGTGCTAAAATATATAAAACTCCAGTTTCTTTTGTCGAACTAACAAAAAGCGTATTAAAAGCTTTAAATTATAATGTCGTTGATAAAAAAACTAGGTTCAGTAGAGAGGAGGATATTTCCGTTATTAATAACTATGGAGATATTGCTATTTTAGAAGCTAATGACGATGTCGCCCACAGAGATAATGATTCGGCATTTGAAGTGATAAAAAGATGTGCTGACAAAAGAAGGTTAATATTAAATTCTGACGGAGATGGAAATTTAGTTATTAATAAAATAGGAAATACTGTTTGTGATACAGTTTTATTAAGATATAGAAATAATAATGAATCTAATGTTTTAACCTCCAAAGTCCATAGAGACGATACGAGTAGATACCATAAATACATAGTTAAATCTATTGTCATTGGCTCTAAACAAACCACTAACGCAACTATTGATCCAAGGGAATCAGAAATAATTACTAAAGGCAGAGAGGGAGGTTCAAGCTCAATAATAAATGGCACTGGAATTTATTATGATGATGAAATAAGGAACACAAGAGTTTTAACAATATTTAAACAAGTATCTAATTTAAAGCAAGCCACTGAATTAGCGAAATGGGAAGCTAATATACGAAAAACTCAATCTTTTTCTTATGATTGTTCAGTTATAGGATTCCGACAAAATTTTGATGATGATATCAAAAAAAATCCATTATGGCAAGTAAATACTTTAGTTGATGTTGAAGATGAGATAAAAGATGTTTTTGGAAGATTTTTAATAAAATCAATTAGATATACTAAGGATAATAATGGCACTAGAAGTAATTTAACTTTAGTTGAAGAGAAATCTTATACCGAATCTTTATTTGAGCCAATTGTTAGAAATCCAAGGGGCAAGAGAGAGGAAAATAAGGTAATTATAGATGGTAGACCAGAAATTTAAACAATTATAATCATGCAAGAATATTTTACAAATATAGGAAAAATAATTAGCTTAGAATTAAATAAAGATGTTATTTATGCGAAAGTAGCATTATTAAGAAGCGAAATGGAAATTGATGATGTAAGAATAGTAAGCTCATTTGGCATTAGTGGTTATCCAACTATTGGATCTCAATGTATAGTTATAAATACTGATTGCGATACATCAAGAAGCTATGGTTTAATTATCGATTTAGAGCATATAATCTCTGATGCAAATGGCATTGTAATCTATGGAAAAAATGATAATAAGCTTTATTTTATGGACAATGGAAATATTGACATTGTTAGTAATAAAAATAAAATCACATTAAAAGGTAATAGCGTTGAAATTACTGGAGATGTTAAGATTACTGGAAATTTAGAAGTTTCTGGAGACTCAACATTAACAGGAACTGGGACAACTATTGCAGGTAAAAATTTCTTATCTCATACACATTCTGGAGTTACTCCAGGTGGTGGAGTAAGCGGAGGAGTAGTATAATGACTTTAGGTTTTAAAGAAGTTTCTGGCAAGCCTTATGGGTTTGATTTAGACTTTGCGGGAAATGGAGACCCTTTAAAGAATGCTATTTATATGTCTCTTTTTTGTAATAAAAAAGAAATATCTCCTGAATTTTTAAATAAAAACATAGCTGAAAATGGCTGGTTTGGAAATTTAATAGTTCATAATGGAACTGATTTTGACCAAGGAAGCTTTCTATGGACTTTAAAACAAGTTCCGCTAGATAATGAAACCATTAATTTAGCTCTCGCATACACAGAGGAGAGCTTGCAATGGTTAATTGATGATGAGGTTATAGAGGATTTTAATGTTAGTTTTATTGATAAAAATAATGTTTTATTGCCAGAAGAAGATATATATAATTATATAAAACAAATTGGCTACATTATATTAGAAATAGCAATAAAACCTTTTTATAAAAATGAAATTAAATATAGTTTAAATATTAAAAATGGCTGAATTTAACACTCCAGATTCAAGGTTAGATATTTACAATAAAATGCAAGCTGATGTTTCAATTGAGACAGATGGTGAAGCATTAAAGGTAGATTCTGTCAAAACCATGCTTGGTGCTATTTCTGCTCGTTTATATGATTTATATAGAAAAAGATTAAACATTAATAAGCAATCATTTTTACCAACTTGCGATGATGAATATTTATCTGTTCATGGCGAACCTTATGAAATAACTTTAAATCTAGCAACGCCTTCCGAGGGTTATGTTGTATTCGGTGGTTTAAATGGGGCAACAATTAGTGCTAGTTCATCAATACAATCGGCGACTGGCTTGATGTTCACAACTCAAACTGATGGAACTATCGGATTACAACAAGTAACTCCAGCATCTATTTCAAGAAGTGGAACTTTGGTTACTGTTTCATTTAATACGCCACATAATTTAGCAAGTGGCTTTACAATTGATTCAATTACTGGTTGCACTCCTGATGATTTTAATATTACTAATCAAGTAATCACAGTTAATTCAGCAACCTCAATCCAATTTAATAAAGCTGGAACTCAGGGTAATGCAAGTGGAACAATAATTGTTCAATGGAAAAGTGCCTTAGTCAAAGTTCAATCTTCAACAGCTGGAATTACAACTAATTTAAATCATGGAACTTTGTTAAAATTAAGTGAAGCAATAGTTGATGTTAATACAAATTGTTATGTTGATTATTCGGGATTAAGCAATGGAACTGATGTTGAAGATGCGGTATCTTATAGACAAAGAATAAAAGATAGAATGGCTAATCCAGTTGCTTATTTTAATAATGCCTTTATTGAAAGCGAATGTAAAAAAGTTAGCGGAATCACTAGAGTTCAAATATTTAATCCAACTACAACTACTGCACAAATAACAATATCATCAATTACAAGATATGATAATGTTGCGATTGCTACATCTAATAGCCATGGCTTATTAGACAATACGACCATTATAGTTTCTGGAGCTAATCCAGTTGCATATAATCTTCAAGCTAAAATTATTGTTTTAGATGCTAATAGATTTGCTTATAAAGTCGCAGGAACTCCTTCTAACCCAACTGGAACAATTATAGCTTCTTTTTCTTATGTTCAACCTGGACAAGTTAGAATCGGCATATTAAGAGATGATGATGCTAGTATTATTCCTTCGTCAACTGAGGTAGAAAAAGTAAAAAACAAATTATTAGAGAAATTACCAAGTAATATGGATGATACTGATTTACTAGTTTTCTCTCCAATTGCAGTGCCACAAAATTTTACATTTAGTTATTTATATCCAAATACAATCGCAATGAAAACGGCAATATCAAACTCACTAGATAATTACTTTAGAAGTAAAAACAAAATTGGTGTTAATGATAAATTAGCTTCTTTAAAAGCGGTTATAGAAAATACTTTCGATCCAACTGGAAAAAAACCTGATTTTACTTTATCGTTTCCAACTCAAGATAATTTAATTGGTTTAAATCAAATATCAACATTAGGAACAATTACTTACCCATGAAGGACGAATTTAATATAAAAACAGTTCAGGAACATACTATTATAGCTGCATCATTTTTGCCTAATGATAATTTACATTTTGCTAAAAACTATGAAAATAGCAATTTATATAAATTCTTAAAAGGCATGGCTAAAAGCTTTAAAGATTTAGATGATTTATTTTCCAAAGATTGGAACAACATGAGTATTTTGACTTGTGATAATGAAGAATTTCTTTCTCTCTGGGAATCGAGTGTTGGCATTCCTGATAATATCTTTAAGCAAACTAATAGCTTATCTTTTGAGCAAAGAAGAAACCAAGTTCTAACTAAACTAACAAGCTTAGGTGTATTAACCCTAGAAGACATGAAAGCATTAGCTAATTTACTTGGCTTAACTGTGACTATAAAAACTGGAGAAGAAGTTGCTTATCCTCCATACGATGTTCCTTTTATTCCTATCGGAGAAGGTGCAAAATTTATTTTAGTTATATCATCTAAGGATTTTAATGATACAGGTTATCCTCCTTATGATGTTCCTTTTATTCCAACTGGCTCTGAATCATTATTAATTGATTTATTTCAGAGTATTAAACCAGCTAACACTTTATTAATTGTTACTTAAATTTTATGGCAAATAAAACAAGCAGTTTTTTAGATAATAGTCCACCAAAAGTTGACCAAATTTGGTTAAACATGGTTACTGGTGAGGTTGCTAATGCTATTCCAATGGCTGGAGATTCAGTTGACTCAACTGGATTAGTAAATAATCAACTTACAAATGCTGTAAAAAGCTATGTATCTCAAGCGGGTATTTTATGCACCGATACTAGCTCTGGAGCAAATGTTTATATTCTTAATGCTTCTACCCCCTTTACCAATCCAGTATTAAAAACTGGAACAAGAGTTAGGTTTAAGACTGCAAATGCGAATACGGGATCTTCAACAATTACCGCCTTCGGTGGCTCTGCGATTATTTGTAAAAAAAGTGATGGCTCAACAAATTTAGCTACTGGTGATATTACAGCTAATAGTGAAGTAGAATTTGTTTATAATGGCACAAATTGGGTTAAAACTTTATATGGAGTAGCCACCACCACCAACCAAGGTGTTATTGAAATTGCAACAAATGCTGAAACAGCAGCGGGAACAGACACCGAAAGAGCAATAGTTCCTTCTGCCTTAGCTGCTTTATTCGGCACAAGTGATAGATCTAGTAACGGCTACGCTAGATTGCCAGTTAAAGTTGCGGGTGCTTTTGTAGAAATCATAATACAGTGGGGGACTGCCTCAGTTTCTTCGGCTGGAACAGTTGTGACTCTACCTATTGCCTACACGACAACAAATGCCGTAGTGTTAGGAAATGGAGATGTAGCGGGACAAACAATGGTCGCTCAATCAAAAACTACAACTAATTTTACAGGCTTTAAATCTGGAACTGGTTCAGCTAATTGTTCATGGATTTCAATTGGATATTAATAAAATTAAATAAATTATATATGATTAAAGTTTCTTACAACATCAAAAGTTCGCTAGTTGAAGGGTATTATCCCTGCGATATTAATTACCAAAATATTCCAGAGCCTTGGATTTTAATCGAAGATAATAAGCAAATTTTAGATAAACAAATGTGTGTTTTGAATGGAAAATACCAAGTTTATGTTGAATCTTTATCTGTTCAACTTCAAAAAGCAAAAGACGAAAAACTTGCTAAACTCGAAGCCTTTATTTTATCAAAAAAAACAGCACCATTTACTACTCATAAAGCACCTGAAATTACAGGAGTTAATCCTTATGTTTTTGGAGCTGATGTTCAATTTATTTGGTTTGTTGACTCGATACCAAACAGCAATTTGACACCTGAAAGCATTTTAAATAAATGTACATTAGATACTGTTGATTGTATAAACAATACTATTAATAACAGTGCTGATTTTGCATCATTTAAAACAAATTATACTAATTACATAAAACAAAAAATTGTTCCTTATAGCACAACAATAACTAAAGATAATAAACAAGTTGCAGGTGTAGTTAATATTTTCCCTGTTGTGTTAACATTGGCTAACCATATACAACAAAGAGAAATTGATAATAATAAGTTTTTTAAAATAAAAGAATACGAAATCAACAATTGTAAAACTGCTGAGGAAGTCGAAGCAATTAAATTTGAATAATTATGGAATGTAAAATTCAAAAACATTTAAAAGTCGAAATAGTAGATGGAAGATTCTTTTTGCAAGAAGATTTTATTTATATTTTTGAATATTTAGGTAAGGAAAATACTATTATCGTTCCAGCGGGCTTTAATACTGATGGCTTTTCAACGCCTAAGTTATTTAAACCATTTCAAAGTGAAACGGGCAAAGGGATTGAAATCGCTGTTGTTCATGACTTTTTATATTCAAAACAAGCTCCCGAGCATATTACTAGAGCGGACGCCGACATGGCTTTTTTACAAGGGCTTGAATGCTTAGGAGTTAGCAAATTTAAACGCTACGCAATGTATGTTGCAGTTAGATTATTTGGTAAATCAAAATATAAGAAACGATGAATGAATTTATCGCTATATTTAATCTAATGAAGCAAGCACCTGAATTTTCAATGATAGTTAGTGCTTTAGTTATTTATTTGATATACGATAAAAATAAGAGTTTTTTTATAATAAGAGACAACAAACACAAAGAAAAAATGGAGAATTTTTTTGCTGAGAAAATAAAAGATTCGGAAAATAGACTTCAAGAAAACATGAAGCATTTTGTCGTAGAGCAAATCAGTTTTTTAGAGATAAGAATGAAAGATTATATTGACCATAAATTTAAAGATTTAAAAAATGGACTTTAAAGACCTTTTTACATATTTAAAAGATGTTGTTTCGCCCGATGTTTTGGCGTTTTTTGCGATAATATATTTTGCTTTTAATAAGTTTTTTAAAGTAATTGCAAAATTGTTTGGAGTTAAAAATGAATGGGAAGATATGAAGAAAATAAAAATTGATGTTGAAAAAGTAATTCAAATAACCAATAAAACAAATCAAGAAGTCCACGAAATAAAAAATGATGTCAATGCCTACAAACAGAGAACTCATGCAATCGAAAACGAAAAACATGTTTTAACTGGTTTAGTAAAATCAAACATGGAATTAATTCAAAAAATGGAGAAATATGTTAAGTAAAGAAAGTGGAGCAAAAGTTTATGCAATCATTTATTTACTTGCTTTATTATCTTATTTGATTTTTATTTGGATTGATATTTTTAAACCAATAGAAAAAGAAGCATTTGACAACTTAGGAAAGTTTCTATTTTATGCCTCAAGTGGTTTCTTTGCGATTATAGGCTTAGGAAATATCAATTTAATAAATGGACTTTTAAAAAAATAATGTTTAATTTTATTTTGCCACTAATTCTTAAATCCAAAAACTTTGCCATTGGCATTATTGGCGTGATTTTATTTTTATTTATTGTCGGGTTTTTAAATAAATATTTTGAGGCTCAAGACAAGGTTAAAGAGTACCAAAAAATAGAGCAAGAAACTAAAGAATTTCACCAAGAAAAAATCCAAGAATTAAAAACAACTTTAAATAAAGCTAAAAATGCTAAAAAAATTGATTATAATGATGGTGGTAATTTTGATGATGACTTCTTGCTCAAAGCCCTTGAGTAAAAGTTTGTCGCAAGAACAACTACAAGAATATATCAACACGCTTCCAGAATATCCGAAGCGTAATACTTTTAGTAAAGAAGAGCAAAAAAGAATAGCATCAACACCCATTCAGTTTAAAATTTGGGCTGAGCAAATGTTGATTTTTTATAAATGTTTAAAAAATAATAATTGTCATGAAAAAACTGATTCTTAAAAGATATTATTGCAACAACGGTAATTATTCCGAAGTAAAAAAAGAAGGTAAAGTTTTTAAATATGGCACTACGCTTGGAGCTATAATTGATCCATTAAAACCAAATTTCCCTCCTTTGCTTTACACTATTGAGCCAGCCAGATTTTACGAAAACAAAGAAAATAATTCAGATATTTTGGCTACTAAAAAAAATGAATCTAGTTGTATTTTAGCTGACGTTTATCAATGCGTAATGACTTGGTCTAACCGTTTCAAAACTAAATTATATTTAGTCAAAAACACAAAAAAAAGAGCGGGCGTAAGATTACACGGCGGAAACTCAATTAATGATTCACAAGGTTGCATTTTACCTGCAACTGCATTAATTCCAAATTTTCTAAAAGCGGGAATAGTTTATGATTGGTATGGAAGCCAATCTGTTAAGGCTTTAGAAAAACTTTATGAAATTGTTGATAAAGAAGAATTCACTTTAGAAATCGATGATGAAAATCAAGAAGAAAATTATAAACTAATAACCAAATACAAATCATGCTAATATTCTTAATCTTATTCTTATTTACCTCAACTGCACAAGCTCAAGAGCAAATGTATGTTTATAAACCATTAAAGGTAACAGACGGAGACACTATTAAAATTGATGTTTCTAAAGAATCACCTTTGGTTAAAAAGCTTGGCTTAAGCGTTAGAATCAATGGTATTGATACGCCAGAGAAAGGCTCAAGAGCTAAATGTAAAAAAGAAAACGAATTAGCGATGCAGGCAACTAAATTTACAACTGACTTGGTCGGTAATAAAGAATTGCTTTTAACTCCAATAAAATGGGATAAATACGGCGGAAGACTTATTGCTAATGTTAAAGTCGGTGGTGTTGATATTGCTCAAGAATTGCTTAAAAGAGGTCTTGCAAGGGCTTATAGTGGTGATAAGAAAAAAAGCTGGTGCGATTAACTATAAAAAATTAAATAAACAAAAATAATCATGCACATTATGCAACCAAAAGCATAATCAATCCTCTTTTCTTTCCAAGGAAGCTGTGAGTATTTATTATACATTAAGCTGTGAAAAAAAATAAAAATAAAAACTAAAATAAATAACATACTAATCCTCATATTCAAGTAAAGTTAATATACCACAAAAAATAAAAATATGAAAAAGATTGCAAACTAGCATAAGATTTGAAAGGTCAAAAATATATGCAATTATTGTTAATGGCGTTATGACAAGAATTGTTGAAATAAATAAACACCAAAAAACAAAAAGCTCATTATCATTCCAAATTGTTTCTATGTAAAGTTTTTTATCAAACCCTAAAAATATTTTTGCATTTCTTTTATATTTTTCAAATTTTGATTTTAAATAATATTTTAATTCTTCCATTTAAACCTCTAAAAAAAATACATTAACAATTTTAAGGGGCAATAAATTAAAAATAAAATAGCTCCAATCAAACCAAGTCTATTAGTTATTTGCGAACCGAAACAATAAAAAATAATAGCAATATCTTGTAAAATATCTAATAATAACATTTAAACCTCTATAAAATTGCTTTTAATTTCTTTAAGAACTACATCTTTAAAGAAAATAGGGTTATTAGTAATATAAGCATTAAAACCCATTGAATTGAGCTTTAAAAACCAGTCTAACTGCTCACTTGTTAAATGTATTTCGCTTGGCGATCCTATTCTTTTTACTTCACAAAAAGCAGTGTCTCTATAGTTTATATTTGAAGCATAAAAATAAATTGAAATGTCAAAAAACCCTTTCCTAGACCCCTCCGCTTTTTTTCTCTTAAACAAAGCCATTCTTTGAATTTGAGATAAATGACCAGCAGAACTATCTCCATTGTCATTTTGCACAAACTCAAGCTCGTTAAATTTATCCAATTGCTTTAATTCATATTGCAATAACACCGCTTGTTTATAAAAATATTGTTGCATATCGCTTTCTTTCAATTGCGACAATCTATAAATAAGTAATTCGTTAGGAGTTTTTGGCTCTTTTGGAATATCTTTATTAAACAACAAATTGATTTTGTGTAAAAACTCTTTTGGCACTAATTTATCGATGTTTTTTAAATCAATATATTCAGTTGTTTTATTTGCTATAACTGGTTTTTTTTTATAATAATTCATATTCTTTTTCTAATTCATTATATTTATTTAATCGTTCCGTAAATTTACTAGAGTTAATAAATTCATTAAGTTCAATGCAATATTTATCCCGAACGCTTCTAATATTTTCGCCAATAAATAACCTTTTTTCAAAGAAAAGTTGATATTTTAACACAATATAGCAATATATTGTATCATGCTCATTATCGAAAAGAGAAACTGTAGTAATTATGTTATCAAAACAAGTGGCTTTTATAATTTGACCAAGACTTAAATCAATTTCATTGCCGTAAAAATTAATAAATCTAGCTTTCTCAAGCTTTTGTTTTAATTCTTTTTTAGCTTTTCTTAATTGTTTTTTTGCCTTGTATTTTTTCCAGAATTTCATAATATTCTTACTTATTTTGTATTTTTAAAAAAGAATTGATTCTTCATCGGCAATATTTTCTACCTCAGGTTGATAGCCATTTTGTTTAGCTTCTTGATGAGGATTAGGCTTAGTTTCCTTATCTTGATTATTTTTTCCCTGAATAATATCAATTTTATCGCAAATAATCTTAGTAGTTTTTTTAACCTCTCCAGTATTTTTATCAGTATATTCATCTGATTTAATTTTACCTTCAAGATAAATTTTTGAACCTTTGCCTATATATTGTAAAGCATTAACAGTCGTCCCGAAGCAAGATATATTATGCCATTCTGTATCAGTTTTTTTCTCCCCTGTTTTTTTATCTTTGTAGCTGTCTGAAGTTGCTAAAGAAAAGCTACCATATTTTAAGCCTGAATTAGTTTCCCCAGTTTTCGGATCTTGCCCTAGTGAACCAACTAAAATTACTTTGTTTATTGACATATATTTATTTAATTAAAATTACTCTTTCGTTTTTAGTTTCGATTAAATTTTTTAATTTTAATCTAGCTAATGCCCTATCGACCGAGGCAACGGATTTAGTTTTTACCTTATCCATTATTTCTTTATTTGTCAAATTGCATTGCGATTCAAAGCAATGCTCTTTAAGCAAATTTAAAATTCTTATTTCTAGTGATTGTCTTTTCATGTTTAAAAATCCCCTTCATTTACTTGAAATACACTAAATCCTAATTTTCGCGCATGATTTACAACTTGATTTCGGTCATCAAACATAGCCTCGATATAATATTGTTTGCAAATTTTTCTCCACATCTCCTCTTTAACAATATAATCAGCTCTCCTATCGCCCTCTTCACGCATTAGAATCCAATCATACTCGATTCCATTAGCCTCTAACCATCTTTGAGTTTCGCTTTTACATTGCTGAGTTCCCTCTCTTCCTGAGCAAATAAAAACATAGCTATTGCAAAGTTTGATAAAATCTAAGCATTTAGCAACCGATGTATTTAATTTATCCTCAAAGACTCTTGCATAATCATAAGGGCTTCTATCTCCCTTTAAAGCCAAAGTGCCGTCTATATCAAAAATAAACGCACTTGGTTTAGATATGTCATTAAAAATAGAATCTTCTTTTGGTAAAATAGGTTTAAAGTTAAAATTTTTCTTTAATATATTTAAATTATTAAATTGTTTTTTAATAACTTCTTCTCCAACGCTTCTAGTTCGTGATTTATCTCTTTTTATAGCTTCGGATAAATCAGATTCTATTAATTCAAACTCAATTTTATATTTACAAAAAGATTTGATAAAATCATTTATATAGCTTTGTTTTAAATTAGTATTGTCGATAATAACATCATTTCCTTTAACTAAAGCTCTTTCTACAAGGTAATTTTGAAAACTAGTTATTTGATTTTCTTTTAAATACAAATCAGGTAAATTATAATAATTATGAATATTGCTTTCTGTATAACCAAACAACATTTCTCTTAACTTGTCTCTATTAATAATTAAAGCTCCCGTTCTTTCTGAAATTTCTTTTGCTTTTGTTGATTTTCCGCTTCCTGAAATACCAATCATTATAATTAATTTAGCCATATTTACTCCTTATCAAAAATTAAAGATTTAACATTACTCGGTTTTATTAACTTACAAATATCTTCATAAATATCTTTCTTGTCCAAATGTTTAAATAACATTGCTTTATCTTCATCATCTTTGATCGCAAGAGCAAAATCTTTTCTAGTTTCAAAATTAGGCAACTGATAAAATTTGTTTTTTACCCTGATTTCAGTATTACTAAAATCTAGCATAATTTTCCAATACCAATCTTTTATTTGTTTATGAAATTCATCAGGAACTATATCGAGATATTCTTTAATATCTTTCTTTTCGCAAATCAATTCCCAAACCGCTTTTTCTGATATATAGCTTAACTTTCTATGAAGCTCAACATAATTTTCAAATTTAATCTTACATCTTTCTCCATTTGAAAATCTAACAATAAAACCTTCTGAATTATCCCAGTTTAGTTTTTGAATTTCTTTATATTCCTTAAAATCATATTTTTTAACAATTTCAAATATTGATGAAAAGTCGTCAATTGAATATTCATTGCCTTGTAAATCAAAAATTGCAAGCAATACTAGGCTTTCTTTATTGCCGTAATTCAAGACTATCCTGTTTTCTGGGTAAATAATCTCAAAACAATAAGTTAAATTTTTATCAAGATTTTGATAATTATATTTTTGCAATATTTCATAACCTTTGATAGCCTGCTCACTAGTGAAGCTACCTCTTGTTGCTAATATCCATTGATTCTGGTAATTAAATAAGATGCCAAGCGATCCGTCCATTTTATCATAAATCTCAAAACTTTTCGATTCTTTATGGCGGTTTTGCTCTATATTAAAAAATTTAGAAAATGGCTTTGCTATCAAATTGCCATCTAAATCCCTAATAGTCCCTCTATGTGATAGAGTTATATTATCCCACAAATCCTCATACTGGACTTTTTCAGTATAGTTCCATATTTCTAGAGGAAACTTAGGATGCCTTTGACTTCTCAATAAACCTAACTCTTTATATTTTTTTAAAATTTCTCTCATATTTACCCCATTGATTTAGTTGAATCAGGCTTCCAAAAAAAAGCTTTAGGCTTATCTAAAGTCTCAACTAAACCCTTTTCTAAATTTGTCATGTAAATAGGACTTGGGATATAAGGCTCTTTACCGCCTCTCTTTATACTTTCAATAATCTCTAAAGCTAACCTCGAAGCATTCCTTTCTCCGACAACAACCCCTTGAGAAAAAGAGCCTATGTTGCCGTCTCTAATATCAGATTCAGATGAAGCCATTTCTTGTAATAATTTTAGTTTTTCTTCCATTTTATCGTATGTTTAAAATTTTATAATCGTTATTACCAAAATAAACAGTTAGCCAATTATTCTCTTTAGCTTTTCTAAAAATTTCTTTATCATCAGAAATTAAAATGCCATAATCACCACAATCAAATGACGAAATAAATTCCTCACCATGACCGCTAGTAGCTAATCCAACTCCAACAGTAGCACCGCCATTCATTCCCATACCAACAACAGGAACTGCGTTTGTTTCTAATGTCGAACCTTTAAAGCTACGACTCAACAATTTGCAATCGATTGTTATTGCTTCTTTTCTGATAGTTTGTTTATAAAAAAATACAGCTAGGATCATTATGATGCCCACAGTAAAAAGAAGAATTACACCAAAAATAGAAGAATAATCACTTTTTTCACCGATATACTCACATGGAACAGCTGGCGGTATTATTGGTCTAGGTTTATCGCTTTGTTTCATAAATTTCAATTTTTATATTATTATTTTATATTATTATTCGGTAATGGCGTTGGTGCTGGTAATTTAATGTCCGTTTCTTTGCACTGATTAACTATAGGCGATCTGCATATTGCTACATGTATGTGAACAAACAGCCATAACATAAAAATAAGCAATAAAATAAATGACCAATATATTACTTCAGCATATTCATACATTAAAAAAGAATATGTCAATAAAAAGAATATAAATTTTTTATTATATAATACTAAAAAAATTATTGTAAAAATTGATATTTTATACTTCATTTTAAAAAGCTTTTCCCAAATTTTTTGCCAAAAAGTTTTTTTTACAGCGGGAAGCAATTTAAAGTGATATAATAGCCCATTGCCATCTTCTCTTTCTGTAGTCCCGCAAGCAATCGCAATAGGGTTTTTAAAATTAGTTTTATTCCATTTGATGTCTTTCATAATTTATTATTTTTTTATAATTTTTAATATTTCGCTTATTGCAACTACAATAATAGCATAGAGAAAAATTCCTGTCGGTATTAAAATTAATGCTCCTATTGCTATAGAAATCGGAATTAACACAGGAGAAAGCACGATAAGCCAACTCCAATTGATATAATTAGTAAGTTTTAAGCCAATAAATAATATTGTAAGTAGTGAGAAAAAATTCATATATTTATTTTATCCCTAAGTCTTTTTTTAATTTCAAAAGCATGGGTAAAATACAATCATCACTAGTGTGTTTTTTATTATTTACTTTAAAGGTATTACATTTAGGACATCTTTTACTAAATAATCGAAAATATCTAATAAATGTTGTTAAATTTATTTTTATTAGAATAATTATTCTAATAATTGATAATATATATTTTTCTTTCATATATTTTTAGTTTAATTTATAAACATCTCGTATCCGTCGGAATCGGAAAGAATTTAATTGCTGGTGGCTCGATTGGTTCAATTGGTGATTTTGTTTTAGCGTATATTCTCAAAGAGCGATTGCCATTAGCATCAACTTCATAAGATTCTATCTCAAAATCATTAAGATTTTTTAAAATTATATTATACAATTTCCCTTTTTCTTTTGGTATTAAAAGTTTTATCTTTTTTGTTATCATTTCTTTAGATAAAAAATGACTTAAGATTTCCGATTGTTTCATATATTATATGTTTTAAAATTTAATTTGTTAGCTAATACTAACCTAACATTTTATTATTGCAAGAGATATTTTTACTCATGTAAAAAAACCTCATTAACACCCGTTTCTAATGTATATGTCTCGTAATCCAAGCCAAGTTTTGATTTGTGAATAACATGAATATTATGTTCGACAAAACTACTTACTTGAATATATTGAGTTCGATTATATCCAGTTTCTTTAGAAAGTTCTTTTGTGATAAGCATTCCTTGAACTGACATAATATCTCCTCTCATTAACTTCTTTTTTATGACTTCTTCCATTATTTTTTTAGAAGTAATAACTATTTTTATCATTTGTGAGCTAATTTTTTCTTTGCCAGCTTTATCAAAATCTAGCTTTTCAGTTCTTAGCATAAAATCTAGCGTCTTATATTGAGCATCACTATTGGCATTTTCTTTTATCATTCTAGCAGTTATATGAGAAGACATTACACCTGTTCCAAACCAAATATTCCTACCATATTTTACTGTAAGCATTCTAAAACTTGAATATTCCTCAATTTTCTCTATATCTTTTATTAAAAGATTAGGCTTCTCACCTTTTTTTCTAAAGTAATTTGATGTAATTTGCAAGTTATGATGATTACCAATAACGCAAGCACAATAAGAATAACAGCCATCGGAATCAACTAAAGAAGCCATTTTAGCACGAACAGTTATTTTGCTATTCTTAGAAATCAGGCTTTTCTTTGCTTTCTCTACATAATATTTATTGTAAATCAAAACTTTATGAAAAGCCTTCATTCTTTTGGTTAAGCCCTCTTTATTTGTATAGCTGCCCTCTAGTGTTAATAATTTTATTTCTATTTTTTCGCTATCCAAATACTTATAAAATATTGGATCGGAAATTATAGTTCCTTCTAAAATTACATCATTATAAGACATTTTTTAATATTTTATTTTTTTATTTAGTTTTGACGCAAATAAATCTAATTTGTGGATTATAATATTTATTACCCAATGCCGAAGATTCATTTAAAATTCTTTTTGTAGTTTTTTCTCCAGCCTCTTTGCATAATTTTTCTGTTTTAAAACCTAAATTTATGTCAGTTGTTTGTTCCAAATGTCCGCCATTGCTGAATAAAAACAAGATTAACGCATATTCTGCCATATTTTACTCCTTTTGTTGTAATTCTAATTGATAATCAAAATTGTTTGTTTCTTAAAACCAATTAAATCTGATAATCAAATTATTTTTGTTCATAATAATTAACCATTTCTTGCATTTCCTGATTCGTCAAAATCAAGTTACGCCAGCCTCTTTCTCGCCCTAATTCATGAACCTTTTCGATTAACACTTGCATTTTCTCAAGAGTTGCATCGGCAAATGAAGCGGGAACCCGAAAATGTTCTTGTAAACCTTCGACTAAAGATTTTATTTCTTTAATCGTCATATTTTTACCTTCTAATTCCTTTTCTCTCCTGATTCTCAACGCTTCGGCTAAAGCCTCGTCAGCGTTAGCCAATCGAGTATAATTGATATTGTATTTTAATCTTTCCTTAGCATTTTCATCGCTAACCTTAAACCCCAGACTTTCCGACATATAATTGCCGTAAATCTCACAAAGCTTATGAATTCCTTTAAGCTGATCGTAAGACTTAGATTTAACGAAAGGTTTAAATTCAACCTGAAATTCTTTGCCTTTTTGCATTAAATCCTTGGTATGTAAATAAACTTTGTTGCCAAACTCCATTTTATCAGATTCGGGGG